CCGTACCGGAAGAGAAGGGCACCCCGATCAAGTCCGGCCGCTACGCCGGGCTGAACGAGGAAGACGTTTTCCCTCAGTCTCCCAAGGTGGCGTAAATGGCTCACGACTACACCTTCATGGAGCAGCACCAGACCGCCAACGGGCGCTGGTGGCTCACCGAAGACGAGAAGGAGATGGCCCGCGACATCTTCGCGGTGGCCCGGGATATCTACAACAACCAGCGCGACCGCGAGATCGACTGCTGGGCGCACCTGCGCATGTATAACGGGCAGACCCGAGAGTCGTACTCGGGCGCCACGTCGGCCGTGTATTCCGGCCAGAGCGGCACCGAGCGCGTCGGGTTCTCCGGCCCTCGGGGGATGACCCTCAACATCATCCAGTCGATCGTCGACACTGCCGTCGCCAAGGTGGCGGTCAACGACATCAAGTCCTCCGTGCTCACGGATGGCGAGTCGTGGGGGATGCAGCAGAAGGCCAAGAACCTCGACCAACTCATCGAGGGCGTGTTCTACGCCAACAAGATGCGCCGCCTCGGACCCGCCGCGCTGCGCGACTCTCTGATCTTCGATGCCGGTATCGTGAAGGTCTACGAGCCCCGCAGTGCGCCCGGGACCATCAAAATCTCCCGCGTGGTGCCGATGAACTTCCTCGTCGATCCGCTTGATGGCGCGGACGGCGAGCCTCGGCAAATCCACTATCGCGACTACGTCTCCAAGGACGTGCTGATCGCGGAGTTCCCCGAGTTCGAGCAGAACATCAAGGAAGCCAAGCACGAGGATCTCGGCGGCACGTACCAGAACGTCGCCGACAAGATCTGCATCATCGAGTCGTGGCATCTCCCCAGCGGCCCCGGCAAGGACGACGGCCGGCACACCATCGCCATTGAGACGATGGTCCTGCTCAGCGAGCCCTACAAGAAGCAGACGTTCCCGTTCGTGTTCCTGCGCGCCCATGAGCGCCCGATCGGGTTCTACGGCCAGGGCTTCGCGGAGATGCTCGCCCCGTCGCAGATCGAGCTCAACCGTCTCCTGAAGCACCAGGCCCGCTCGCTCTACCTGCTGGCCAACCCGCGCTGGTATGTGCGCCGCGGCTCGCAAGTGACGCTCCAGCACATCGACAACGAGATCGGTTCGATCATCCAGGGCAATGACGCAGAGCCGCCGAAGCTCATGCGCAACGAGCCGGTGAGCGAGCAGGTCATCGCCCAGATCGAGAACATCTACCGCAAGGTCTATGAGATCATCGGCGTTTCGCAGAATGGTGCGCAGGCGGAGGTTCCAAAGAACCTCGAGTCCGGCGTGGCCATCCAGACCCACGCGAACATGCAGACCGAGCGGTTCGCCGTGATCGGGAAGGCATACGAGCAGTTCTACATCGACCTCGCTTACCTGGTGGTCGACCTCATGCGCGAGATCCACAAGCGCGATGGTTCATTCTCGACCAAGGCGCCCGGCTCCAAGTTCCTCAACACGGTCGACTTCGGCGACGCGGACCTCGAGAACGACGAGTTCACGCTCAAGATCTACCCGACCAACCTCTTGCCCACGACGCCCGAGGGTCGCCTCGACAAGGTGACCAAGATGTTCGAGGCGGGGATGGTCTCGCAGGAGTTCGCGCTCTCGCTGCTCGATTACCCGGACCTCAAGGCGGTCAACGAGCTCAACAACGCGCCGCTCGACAACATCCTCTGGAACATCGAGCAGATCCTCGGCAAGGGCATCTACCAAGCGCCGGAGCCGTACCAGAACCTCCAGCTCGGACTTCAGATCTTCACCGAGTCGCTGCTCAAGGCTCGCCGGATGAAGGACATTCCCGAGGAGCGTCTGGAGATGATGCGAACCTGGATCGCCCAGGCGAGCGGGATGCTCAAGCAGTCGATGCCTCCGCCTCCGCCCGCTGGCGCCGGTACGCCCATGCCGCCCGTCGCCGCTCCAAGCGCCAACCCTGCAGACGAACTCATGCCCATGAAGGGCGCCGCTTAATCCTAGTCAAGGAGACACCATGACCGTCGAGACCGCCGCCCCCGTTGCCGCCCCTGCGCCCGTTGCTCCCGCTGCCACCGAGGCCGCCCCCGTCGTCACGGAGGTGAAGCCCGCCGAGTCCAAGCCAACCGAGACTGCGCCCGCCAAGGTGGAGGCGCCGAAGGTCGATCCGACCAAGACCGCCGCGTTCCTGGCCCTCTCCAAGCGCGAGAAGGCCATCGTCGAGATGGAGAAGAAGGCCAAGGCCGAGATCGCCGCGAAGGAGGCGGAGGTCAAGACCAAGTCGGAGAAGTTCGCCGAGCTCGAACGGCTCACAGCCACTGCGGAGAAGAAGGACTACGCGGCCATTCTCGGCAAGCTGGGCATCTCCTACGAGGATCTGACCAAGTGGTACGTGCAGGGCGGCAAGGAAGCCGTGGAGACCGCGACCATCGTGTCGAAGGAGACCAAGGCGCTCGAGGACAAGCTGGCCGCCCAGCAGAAGCGGCTCGAGGACATGGAGGCCGCCCGAGCGGAGGCCGACAAGAAGGCCGCCGCCGCCGAGGAGAAGCGACAGGTCGAAGCGAGCCGTGCCTTCGTGGTCGACAAGATCAAGGCCGACCCGAAGTTCGAGTTGCTGAACCTCTCGGGCCAGGCCGCGAAGGTCTACGAGACGATGGTGGAGGTCGTCACCGCCGACCCGGCCCGCGCGGATACACCGGAGAAGGCCAACGCGCTCATGCTCGAGGTTGCCGAGGCGCTCGAGGCCGGCATCCTCGCCGAGCACCAGGCGCTCTCAAAGGCTCAGAAGCTCGGCGCCAAGGCGGCCGCAGAGGCCAAGGCCGACGACAAGTCCGAGGGGAAGAAGGACGAGCCGACGCTTTCCCGTGCGGAGCGCCGGGCCAAGGCCCTGGCCACGCTCGAGGGTAAGGAACTCACGGCCGCGCCGCCTGCGGTCGTCTCGACCCGCCCCAAGACTCGCGCGGAACTCATCGCCGAGATCGCCGCGAAGATGGGCTAACGAGTCCCCTTGTTGACTTCGGCTAGTTAATGAAATTGGCTGGACCCATCGAGTAGCAAAACAGCCGCCAGTCAGGCGTCTGCAAATCGGCGCAAGTCACTACCGCCCCCAAATCGCAGTTCAGCGGCCCTTCGGCCGCGGGGTAGTGACAAATGGCAGTCGCCGACCAGACCGCATGGGCTAATGCCCTCAAGCAGGTCTACTCCACCGACGCGGTCGAGGAGTTGACCTTCGCCGACAACCCGTTCCACGCGCTCGTCAAGAAGGACACCACCTTCGACGGCGACGGGTTCAAGGAAGCGCTGATCTACTCGAACCCGCAGGGTCGAGGCACCAGCATCGCCCTCGCGCAGGGCGGGAAGACCGCGTCGGCCATCGCCGCGTTCTACCTGAAGCGCGTGTCCGACTACGCGACCGCGAGCATCGCGAACGAGACGCTCAAGGCCACCAAGTCGAACAAGGGCGCGTTCCTGAACGCGCTGACCACCGAGATCGATGGCTCGCTCCGGCAGCTCACGCGCTCGCTGGCGATCGCCGAGTACGGCGATGGCACCGGCATCATCGGCACCATCGGCAACATCAACTCGGCCACGGTGACGCTGAGCAACCCCGACGACATCACGAACTTCGAAGTCGGGATGTTGGTGGACACCTTCACCGACAACACGGGCGGCACCCAGCACTCCAACGGCATCGCGATCTCGAGCATCGATCGCGGCCTCGGCAAGTTCGTGCTGGCCGCCACCACGGGCTCGCCGGCCAACGGCGACGTGATCTGCGTCCACGGCGACCTGAACGCGAAGCTCTCGGGCCTCGGCGCGTGGCTGCCGTTCACCGTGACCAGCGCCACGTTCTTCGGCCAGGACCGCACGAAGGACAAGGAGCGCCTCGCGGGCGTCTACACCGACGGTCGCGGCCTCTCGCTGGACGAGGCCCTGATCAACTCGGCGGCGAACGTGGCGCGGGCCGGCGGGTCGCCGGACTACTGCTTCATGGACTTCCTCAACTGGCGCAACCTGGTCAAGATCCTTGGCCCCGAGGTGCGCTACGTCGACGTGAAGGCCACGCCGACCATCGGCTTCGAGGCGGTGCTGCTCAAGGGGCCGAAGGGCGTCATCAAGGTCGTGCCGGATCGCAACTGCCCGGTGGACCGCGCCTACATGCTGGACATGAAGACGTGGACCCTCCGGTCCCTCGGCATGGCCCCGCAGCTCCTCGACACGGACGGCAACCAGATGCTCCGCGAGTCGACCGCGGACAACGTCGAGGTGCGCTCCGGCTACTACGCGCAGCTCGGCTGCTCCGGTCCCGGCCGCAACGGCGTCGTGCAGCTCGCCTAGTCGTGAATTGACCGGGGCGCTCCTCGCGGGGCGCCTCGGTCCTTCTTTTGAAGGAGTTACACGATGGGCGTCAATGGAACTCAGAACCGCGGTGGCGGCCTCCTGACTAAGCGGCAGGAGCAGGTGATGATCACGGGGTACTTCGAGCCCAACGGGTCGAGCGACCCGACGGTGATCAAGATCCCCGGCGTGAGCACGGTCGTTCACTCTGCCACCGGCAAGTGGACGGTCACGCTCGACGACAGCTACTACGAGGTCATCTCGGTCGTCCCCAGCCTCCAGCTTCACACGTTGGCGGACGTGAAGTTGATGATGAGCGACACGTCGGACGTGGCCAAGAGCACGGTCGCCTCGTTCACCATCCTCGCCTACACCAACAACAACTCGGGCAGCTACGAGGCCCCTGCTGCGTGTGACATCGCCAACGTGACCGGCCACGCCGGCAATCGCATCCACCTGACGATGATCCTGGCCCGTCGGAGCACCTGAGCGAGGCGGACATGGCGATCGACCCGAAGAAGGCTGCGCTGATCATCCTGGCCAAGAAGAAGCAGGGAGACAGCGCGGCTCCGCCGGACGCAGGCCCCGACAGCATGGACGGGTCGGACCCGTCCGATGGCGAGGTCTCCGCGATGGAGGACTTCATCGCTGCGGTGAAGGACGGAGACGCAAAGGCGGCCTGCAAGGCATGGGACGCCTACGAGTCGATGGATTCCGACGATGAGGGCTGATGGCTCGCCTGGTCACGAAGGCTACGCTGAGACTCCGTGCCCGCCGCGAGGCGGACATGGAGTTCTCGCAGTTAGCTGACGACGAGGAAGTCGACCAATACATCAACGACTCGGCCGCCGAGTTCTACGACTTGGTCCTGGCGCAGGATCCGGACTACTTCCTCAACCCGACGCCGTTTTCGATCACGCTGACCTCGGGCGTCGATACCTACGCCCTCCCGGCTGACTTCTACAAACTTCGCGGCGTCGACACGCAACTGTCGGCGGTCGCGAATCAGTGGATCACGCTCGAGCCCTTCAACTTCAAGCAGCGGAACCTCTACAACTGGGCTCCGGTCAACTGGAACATCCTCGGCGTCGCCAACGTCAAGTATCACCTGATGGGTCCGACGGGCGGGGTGGCGCAGATCAAGTTCATCCCCGGCCCATTGAGCCCCCAGACCATCCGGCTCTGGTACGTGCCGGCCTGCCCGACCCTCGTGGCCGAGACGGATTCGCTCGACGGCGTGAATGGCTGGGATGAGTACGTGGTCGTCGACACGGCGATCAAACTCCTCCAGAAGGAGGAGAGCGACACCGCCCTGCTCATGGCTCGCAAGGCTGCGCTGATGGAGCGCATCGCGGCGATGGCGCCCTCACGCGATTCTGGGACCGCCCCAGTGACTGTCGACAAGTTCTCGGCGAACTCCTTCCCCTTCCCGGACGATGGGTTCTGACATGACCCTCAAGCGAAC